CTGCTGAACTTCTTATCAACAGTGACGATGTTGTGCTTTGAATTGCTCGGAGTGCGATGTACGTTACCCCAAAAGCAAGTCTTTGTTACTCGGTATCGGTAGCTCATTTTGCACCCTTCTTTCGATTTGTGGCGCGACTGACAATACGCCGATTGCTCTTTGCGTTACTGCCGCCCTTGCTCAGTGGTTTCTTATGATCCACCTCGCGCTTGTCACCTTTGGCTAAACCAGACTCTTTTCTGGCCTTGTTACGCATCGCTCTCTGCTTCTTCGCTTTGGCCGATGCATGATCTCTTGCGTACTCTTTCTTGTAATCACGTTTTGCCGCAACCATGCCTCTCTCCTTAATAAAAAACCCCCTCCATTACAGAGGGGGAACATCCCAGGAGGAGGATTAGTTGGTCTGGTTGCCCATCGTGACACCAGCAGTTACTGCGCCAGCACTAGGACTGGAACCAGAAACGGTATAGCGCACACCAAGATACTTCTCGCTGACATCGTTAGGTACAACGTCGATAGAGAACTGCGTTCCAGCCGAGTTAATGGCAGCAAGCGCATAGGTCTTGGACACAACGACCGTACCCAGACTGGTAGTTGCCCCAGTCTCAATAGCGATGGTCAGACTGGTTAGGTTATTAAACGCCTCGGTCACCTGAATGACGAAAGGAATTTTATTGCCCTTACCAATGTCCTGTGAAAGTGCAGCCGCACCCCCAACAGGTGTGCCTGGAGTACCCAGATTGATTACATTAGTTGACACCGCAGTGCCAGTAATTGCCTGCTGATCAGACAGCAGTTGTTCTGCAGATAAAATCATTTTTAAAAGCCTCCGATTAGCTTACAAGTTCTTCAAGGTTGATCAGTGCGTCAGTCTCACGCAGTGGAATTCCACGATAAGTAAGAACTTCCTTACCCTCGACCTGTGCGGGAGTTAACCGTACAAAGGAATCATTTGCGCCACCGTTAACCGATGCAGCATCCAGCACCTGCAACATATCGCGATTGAGATAGATTGCCTGCCGTCCACCAGGAACACGACGATTCTGCAATGCCCAGTACGCTTTGCGCATGACATCCCAGATTGAGGTATTAGATCCATCGATGTTTGAAGGATCTGCCAGTGAAGCACTCACATCGATGTTCGCGATACGAGCGTTATAACGCCAGTCACGAACGGACAGACCACAGTGCCAAGTGAACTTCTCTTCTTCGGCATAGTAAGCGTTGCCACTACCATCCAGCACACGTTGCTTGTTCATGTCTTCGCGCTTAACACCTGCCTGTGATCCTTCTGGATACAGCAAGTGAGTCTGGTTATCACCCCAAGTCACAAACCAAATGGAGGTGTTATCAGAACCCGCGCCACCCGCTTTAACAATCTGATTGCCATTAGCGGCAGTCGTATCGCTATAACGTGGAGCCAGACCCATGAACTGATCAGGATCAGTTGCAGAGTTGCCGTAGAAAATCTTGGTAGCAATCTCGTTGTTCATTGCCTCCAAAAATGCCTCAGCTTCTGACAGACGAACCGCACCACGATTCTTAGCCAAGTCGAGAAGACGACAGTCAATAGTTGACAGTGCCTCAACGAACCCAGTGGTATCTTCGACCTGCGCTTTGGCAGACTTGGATTGTGGAATACCTTGGTAGAGCTTGCCCCATGCAACACTGGGCAGACCGGTACGAATACTGGTCAAGTGCTTAGTGCCTTGGTTACACTCCACTGCAAGTGCGTCATCCAAGATGGGGTTCATCTCGGTGAGCATCTCAATTACATCTGCCACTGTCCCATCTGGGTTTTCAGATTTATACAGATCGATTAGATCAAAATATGTATTGCCTATTTCAGCCATTGGAAAATCTCCTAATTATTGCCGTTGTACATACGTTCAGAACGAGTCTTCACACGGTCAGCGGCTTTACCCTGACCCGGTGAGTCCTCTTGCGATTGCAACCCTGCCTTGCGTAAACCATCCAGAAATAGCGGGTTGCTACTCAGTCCGGTCGAGTCAAGTAAGGGTCGTAGAGATGGATCGAAGAACGCATCGAAACCACGAATTGCACCGGCAATGTTTTGCTCATAATCATCACCACCGAATAACTCTCCGCTTCGACTTTCTTCTTGCCACCCTTTGATCTGCTGATTGAATTGATCTGTTTGAGTTCTCATGAACTCAGCATGAACCTCGGCAACACCTTGAGCTTGCTGTTGCGATAGTCCCAACTCTTTGAGCTTGGGGTTCGCCATAGCAACAAGGTTTTTATCCAGTTCCATGCCGTCAGGGAGTGCGTACTCATAATCGTCGGGTACGTCCGTTGATTGATCACCATCCCCATCAGCATCAGTGCTTTCATCATTGGTCTGGTCTTTTGCTTCGACCTCGCCACCGTCGAGCAAACCCTGCTCTTCAGTTTGATTTCCAGCATCAACTGTCTGATCTTCAGATGACTCTGCCTGTTGGTCAGTCTGATTCTCATCCATTGATTTTTTCCTCTCTTTCGAGTCTCTGCCAATCATCGAAGCAGTGCGTTTTTACTCTGCCAATGATTAACCTACCGACATCCTGCATGCCGGTATTCTTGATCGTCATATTGGTTTGCCCATGAAACGGCGAGGCATTGATTGGATCACCTGCCATTCGCAACAGATCACTAATGACTAGCCGACCTTGTGAGGTTGACATCACCCACTGCCACGCTTCGGCCATTACCTGTTGCTGGTTTTTCTTTTTGTCCTGCGCTGTACTCATGACAGACCCATCACCCGTGCTAATGCACTCGGACTTTCAGTGTCTGTCTCGCTCATTGTTTTAGCGGTCTGCGCACCGGACTGTGCCATCTCCATTGCCTGCGCTTGCTGTTGCTGTTGTTGCTCGGCAAGCATGCGTTGCTCGACCGTGTTGTCATCGCGGACCATGCGAGGTGATATGCCGACTGCCTCTGCATACTCATCAGCACTTTGCAGTGCATCGAACTTGTGTCGGATCTCAGGAAATGACTGCATCATGTTGGAAACGTAACCACTGAAACGCTCAATGCCTGCCACTGCAGTTAACCGCTGTGCCTGTGCCAGGACAGAGATGTACTCGACCTTTACCTCAGTGTTTTGCAGTGCTTGTGGTGGATCAGGGAAAATGCCCGCCCGGCTCATGATGTTGAAGGTTCTTTTGATCAAAGGATTCAAAAGCTCATTGTGTAATCTTTCGAGTACCGGGCCGAGCATTAGGAGTTTTTCCTCATGCTTTTCTTCGATCTCGCGCGCAGTGATCTGCCGTCGATCGGTGTTAGCAAGCATAAGAAAAAGATCTTCATAAAATGCGCGCTTCACACGCATCTCGTCCTCACGAATATCAGCACCCAGTGCGCCGATGTCCGGTCTGAAATCGTAGATGGAACGGATGCCGTTACCGGTATCAGCAACGAACTCAATTTCTCCAGGCATGAACCCTCCGCCCTGCACTTGGCTCTGCATAGAGATCGGTGCTTGCAGTGGAGGATCTACCAGTTTGTCGATAGCCTGGGACTTGCGCTTCTCATGTAACTGCAGCGCTTTGATGTCACCTAGTGCATCCATACCAGGACATGATGTCGCGTAGATATCACCACCGACTACATCCCAGCGTGGAGCCATGACGGGGAACTCATCGAACCCCGACTCTTTCAGAAACTGATCGTTGTTGGTCGCCTGGATCTCGACATACACCGAGCGGAACTTCTTATCCCTTGCCATCGGTGACTGCTGATCGCGGTCGTCGTTTGGCTCAACCACATGCAGTATGTTGACCCATGACTCTGTGTTGCCGCGGTCCCAGTTCTGTTGAACAGAGCGTGAGCAGTTCTCGTAACCGAACTCACTGACAACCTGCCCTACTGACTGCTGGTATTCGCGATAGAATGTATCGACCTCATTGCGCCCATTCGTACCGAGTGCATAACTGCCTACGGTATAAGGCACACATCGAATGACGTTATCGAAATCCTCGTAGACTCCCATCACACCCGTGCCGAATCCGCCCAGTTCTGCATAGTTAGAATGCAGTACGTTGTAGACATTGGATTGGTTAAACACCTCACGCATGCGCCGTTCAACATCGGACAACCATTGCTTTACGCCTTGGTCATCCATCATCTGGTGATTGGGAGTTGCGAGTTTGAACCACGGTCTGGCAGGACTGGTGATGCCTGCCATCATGCCACTGGCTAAAGTACGCAGTGCCAACTTGCCCGTGTTATTGAGGATATTGTAGTTGCGCTTGGATTTGTTGCGATCGTTGACAAGGAACCGACCGCGATGACCCAGGATATTATCGCTGAGTTGCTGCCAGTCACCCCATAGACTAGACCGCTCTGATTTCAGTGCGGTCCATCGTTTGCGGTAATGATCCTGGCGACTTTTCATTATCCGCCCAGGAGTCCAGCACCACTGGTCGTTGATGCCTCACCGAGCAGTCCTGATTTCTTGGTTGACGATCGACCTGCAGCGAGTCGCTGTTGTTTCTTTTCGTCGCCCCGTGCCTGCTGCGCACCGGCATCTGCCATCCGTGGTGCTTCAGGTGGAGTAGGTGGTGGAGTGTATTTCGATTTACTTGCGCCGCCGATGCACATACATCAATCCTCATATTAGTTTGGATTGATGTTAGCGAGACGGAACCCCTCTGTGCAGGGTGTTATTTCCGTACTTTTATGCGCGATCTAGTGGATCGTAATCTCCGGTGGATTTGCGTCCGCGACCGTGATCAATGACCGCACCGTTGAATGCCAACTGTGCTTTTGGTGGAGATGGATACGCGAACGTCAGTGCCAGTGCATCAGCGAGATCAGGTGACGGTAGTCCGCGCGCTTTAAGTTTATCTTTCGACTCCAGTTGGAATTTGTTTTGTGCGTTGCCATAGCTGTAGGTCGGCGCACACAAGTCTACTTTCAACTCTTCGATGTCAGGGAGCATACCGCCCCGCTCCATCCACAATCGGATGGCATCCCACATCTCTGATCGCTTGTTGACGTAGTGCGTGTCCATTGGCTTGCCACCAAAGTTGACCTCGATGATCACATGACCGAGCTGACGCAATCGATCGATGACACCCTCACCTCGCCCGGCATCGATGCACACCATGTCGGGTTTCCATTTGTTGATGGCATCGGCAACGTGCCCGGCAAATGTCATGTTATCTATGCCGAGATAGATTTTGGGTTTGTATGCGATCAGACCCTGACGCGGAAAAATACAGCATCGGTCTCCTCCATATCTAGCAACGTCAACGCCCAGGATCTTTGCGGACCCAGCGACATCTTCCTTAGTCAGCATCTTGTCCATCGACACCATGACTTCATTGAGTGACATCAGTGCATCATCTGACTGAGCTGAGAAGTCACACAGATACTCACGGTTGAAAGAGTTAGGTGGCATGTCTGCTCTGAGTCGAGAGATCTCATCGACATCGATTGCCTCGGTTGAGTACACATCCCACAGGCTGCACTGCCAAGCGGGATCTTTCAGTCCCTTGTAGTAAAGCTGGGAAAACAGGTTGACCCCATTGGGTGTGCCGATGAATAGCGCCCAACCATGACGGTCTGACGTTGCGGGTTGAATGATGTCGTACCACACCTCGGCCTTGATCTGCGCCACCTCATCGATCACGATCCCGTCTATTCTCAGTCCGCGCATAGCATCGGGTTTATCACCACCAAATATCCTGATGATCGCACCGTTGTGCTTAAAGATGACGGTGCTATCGCCCTCGCGTATCTCGACTGCTCCTGCCTCTTCCAGTGGAGCCAGTCTTGATTTCAGTCTGGCCCACGCAATGGTTTTGGCCTGATTAAAGAACGGCGCGAGGTATGCGAACATTGCCATTTCCAACTCACACTGGATGGCATCATCGATCAGCTCCATGATTGCGAGTTCAGTTTTTCCCGCGCGTCGATGTAGTGCCAGGACATTGAAACGTTTCTTCGCCCCATGCACCTCGCTCTGCCACTGCCGCGGCTCATAGTCCAGGGTGACTCGCTTGAGTTTACTTGCCATTGCGTCTGATCCCTGTGTCCACAATCATCGACAGATCACCACCGTGTTCGATTTTATCGGTGAACATCTTCAGATGCTTACCTTGAAGCTCAGACGCTTTGAGAGCGGTTGTAAGCTCACCATCCCCCTCAGCTATACCTCGCACACGCTCAATGTCATCCAGCACCTTCTGCGCCGTTAGCTGGGATCTAGCGGCGCGTTTATCCATTGCGATCTGTATTGCCTGCGCTACGAGAGGTTTTGAGAGGTTTTCTGAGCCTATGCGTTGAGCGGTCCTCTTGCTGTACCCGGCACGAATTGCAGCCTGAGTTGCATTGAGGTCGATAATGTACTCATCGGCAAAGCACTGCTGCTTGGCATTCAGCTTGAGCGGTATCAACTCCTGGTTCACTTTGATTCTCCCAGCAGTCCTGTGACGCTGCATGTGGTTAGTCGGATGGTTGGATTGTCATCCTCGAGGTTTACGAACTCCTCCGGATGCAGCGTGATGTCATTGTGCTTTGCCGCGGTCCATACCAGTTCATGGAATTTGTAGGGGATGTGACCGCCGGTTCCGCCACGCTCTTGTGGGTAGGTCCATCGTCTGACGGTTGACACATGGATCACCCGACCTGCTTCTGCTGACAGCATTGCTGCCAGTTTATATGCTGACCCGAACTTCCGGGTGATGCGACTAGCCGAGTTCACTGGTCTCACATATGTTGACGGTGACGGTTCCCGGTTTACTAACCTGCGCTCGTTGAATATGAATCTCATCAATTTGGAAGTC